AGAAGGGGCTTTGCTCAAAAACGTGTCTGGCTGACAAAGAATGTGCCTGCCAGACTCATGCTGCGCAAAACCAGTATCGAAGGGGACTACTAATCAGGCTTTTGAGGCCAAGCAACAGACTCAGGAAAACCCTCTTGAGAGCTTATGTCCCGAAGTGCTTGCCGGTAGTCACGCCATTCGTCAGTGAGTGTTTGGTCAGCTAGTGCCCGCCAATCGCTTTCAGTAAGTAGACGATTGCGTTCTTCGCGAATAGAAGATGCTTTTTTTGTGACTTCTTTTGCTAAATACTCTTGCTGCTCAATAAGAGCTTGCGCTTCTTCCTCCTGAGTAAATGGAATGATGCCGTTTTCTGTTGCGTGGTATAAGGTCATTTTAGGATTGCCTCCTTAGATTTTGGTGACGCCAAAAAGCCTAAAGGTGCCGGTAATATTACCAGTACCTTCGGCCTTTATCCTAAAAGCATTTACAACCGATGTTGTGTCAACAGATGTCGTGTACCTGCCATACACTATTGATCCGCTAAGATTGAATGAAGAATCCGAAACTACTAACTTTCTTGTTGTAGCATAAGCACCATAAAGAGAGACTCTGAAGATTCCTTCACTGTTTACGCCAGTCCAGCTTGTGATCTTCAGTTGTCCATTGACTTGTGAAAATATTGCGCTTTGGGAAATAACCGCCCCAGCATTGCGATAACCGGTGTTAACGTAGCTAGAACCACCATCAGTAGAAACGAAGAAGTGCAGCTCTCCGCTATTCTGCGAAAAGTTGTCGATGCTTATAAAATAGTCAATGTACGAGGAGCTGAATCCGCTTGTAAAATCAACTGTATTTACTGCACTTGCGGTGATTGTTGAAAGTAATGTTAAACCTCCAGAAGGCGTCGCCCACTGCGGAGCTGCACCAGAACCTTGCGACGTTAGAACTTGACCGGATGAACCATAGTTAGCGCCGGAAAGACCGAGGGCTCCAGTGCTGGCGATGCGAAGCCTCTCCGTCCCTTCCGTCGTCACCACAAACCGGCCATCGCTGCCGGTATCAATCACTTCGGCGGATGTGTTGCCTTCCTCAATCTTGTCAGTGTTGCCTGCCGATGGAGTTGTCCAAGTCGGCGCAGCGCCAGTTCCAGAACTCGTCAGAACTTGCCCGTTGGTGCCGTAGTTAGCACCACCCAATCCGATCTCACCATTTGCTCCGATGCGAATGCGCTCAGAGGAGCTAGTGCTGATGGCTACTTGATCTGCGCCAGGTGAATAAATGCCGGTATTGGGATCACCAGTAAATGTCAGCGATGGTGCAGATGCGCTACCAAGCGGCACACTGAATCGCTCGCTACTAGTCCATGCATCCGTGGAATCGACCCAGTTGATTGTTTTATCGGTGGCGCCTTTAAGCGTGATGCCACCGCCGTCGGCTGTTGTGTCTGTCGGAGTAGCAACGTCCCCGATGATGATGTTTTTATCTTCGACCAGCAGGTTTTGAGTGCTGATCGTTGTAGTCGTACCGTTAACAGTAAGGTCACCTGCAACAGTTACAGCAGCGTCAAATGTTGCAGCTCCGGTTACATCGAGCGTGCCGGGAATGTCGACATTATCTGTCCATTCAACGCCCGTGCCAGCGGCATCAGTCTGCAGCAATTGGCGGGCAGCGCCATCAGCAAGCTTGCCAACAGCAATTTCAGCATTGGTGGCAATATCTGCGTTTGTGATGCTGGCGTTTCCGCCGACAACCACAGTTCCGCTCTGGTTCGGCAGCAGAATCGTGCGGTCTGCAGTCGGATCGACCACGCCAAGTGTGGTTTCAAAGCCATCGGCAGTGCTGCCTTCAAACGTCAGCGTGCCAGTGGTGCCGATTTCTAGGTTGCCGAGGACCGTGCCACCTGAAACAATCGACGGGAAGTGGGCAAGGCTGTTCCATGCACTGGAGCCATTGCCGACTTTGAATTTCTTGGTGTCCGACTCTAGTCCCAGCTCGTTGGCGAGCAGTACCGGGTTTACGGCTGCCCAGTTAGCAGCCGTATCAGCCCGAATCTGCAGCTTTACTTGAATTGTGGTTGGGGTCGTCACAAGCTGGCACCGCCGCCATTTAGGACCAATGTAGCCGCAACGCTTGCATTTCCGCCATTCAAGATGAAAGGCGCATAGCCGACAAATGCGAATGTCGTTACGGCTTCAACATTTCTGGCAGCCGTCGAACCACACTGCAAGATATACAGATTGATGATACTATCAACAATTCTCAGTTCTATCGTGACATTGTAACGAGTGCCTAATTGCTCCTCTTCAAAAGGTGCCAGATAATTGCACAGAGCTGTAGATGGCACAACACTCAGGCCGCCCCATATGGCGATGGGTAAGTCGAACCTATTTATTGATGATTGGTTTTCGTAGAAATGCGTGCGCAGTTGCGCTATTTCGGCTTGATTGAGATACTCATACCTCAGCCTGAGTATTTGATTGTTGATTCGCGCCGAATGACGAAACCTAATAGGCCCAGCGTAAGTGGCCTCCTCGCTGATATTGGCTTGGCCCAGATCAAACTCGATACTATTCGGGCACAGCTCAGGGAATGTCGTCATATGGTGTACGGGGGCAGCAGCTCTAGCTCAACGCTAACTGATGTGCTAGTGGCTGAATAGCTTGTCTCAGGCGCACTCACATACAGCCAAGCATAGCCGGATGGAAATGTCATATCTGATCCAACAGTAACAATCGCAGGCAGGGCAAATGGCTCAAAACGGCCATGTAGCATATAGTGACTAGTTATTTCAAAATGCTCAGCAATCGATAAAGCATTGAAACTGAGCCGTAGGCGCCAACCAGTGGACGCGTTTGAATTAACAACAGAAACCGAATCGCCAGTCATAGCACCCAAGGTCTGATGGGCTTTCACGCCTGGCGTGAAAATTCGTGATGACGGATTCAATGCAGGAAAATCAGCCATCACTCGCCCTCACTTTGATCTGTGCGACCTTCCCATTCTGCTGCAACAGTGCTGCCGTTGACGCTGAACTCCCATTTGCCAGCCACTGACAGCGTGCGACCTGTTACGGTGCCGCTCCAGCCGAAACCTGTTGTAGGACTAGAGCATGGGCTTGAGTTAAATGCAGCAAGTTTGTCGTAGTAGGACAAGTCTCCAATTCCATATAGACCTGTTGGATTTGTATTTTTATTAGTTGTGTAGACAGATGCTCTCCAGTTGACTGGTCCAACAGCTGGGCATGTCGTCCCTTCGTTGACTGCAAGCGGAACATTGCCGACACAGCCCCAAACACCGCTTATGGTTGCTGCCATATTTCCAGCGGAAATGTTTAGCCACGCAGACGTGTATGCAGTTGTGCCGGATGGCGTTGTTTTTGTCCCTGTCCAACGAACGTAGTTATAAAAATTGTAGTTCGCCTCAACTGGCCCTGTCGTTTGCGTTAGAGGTGTTCCGTAACCATCAGGTGAGCTGGGATCAGGGCACTGAGTATCAACTTCAATGATGTTATCAATATCAGAAGTCGTTACGGTGTAAGTGCTGGTGTTATTGCCAGTTAAATCATCTTGCTGCAACTGAGTGCGATCACCCCCGTCCTTAGGCCGCTTGTACCAAGTCGCTCGCCCATTCGGGCAGTTGGGTGCTGTTTCAAGTGTATCGCCATTAACGGGCCGATCAAAATCGCCCGTTTGCCCTGTGATTTCGGGCGCTTCTTCTGTAATGTCGTCGTCTGGATTATTGACGCCACCTAACGGCAATGCCCCACCAGTACGAGCAAAAATTTCGTTCCTGGTACTAGGGACTGTTTGACCACCAACTTGAACAGCGGAAGTATCCGAAACGACTGTGACAGCCGGCAAATTGTATTCGAAGTTATCTGGACTTGGTATCGCTGGCGGATTTGGGTCGACAAGCTCAGTGATTGGATTGCTATTTGTACGCCTGCCAGAGATGTCGCAATCAAAGTTTGTGCGACCTGTTGGCATCGTGTAGCCAACGCCAACCGCTTGTGCCACCTGCAATGCCACTAGGCTACGGTTTTGCTCATCGATTGGGAAATGCGTTAGATCCAAATCGATGCTACCTCCGGTGTTCTTATTGATTCTGTCTACTTCGTAGAAGTAATCATGCAGCGCATACTCGCTGGAATCAGTTTCGCGTCGCAACTGAACGCGCACAATGTCACCAATCTCAAGCGTGCTATTAAACGCATCGGGCAAAACGCTAATCCGCAGGCTATGAGTGATGTACTTTCTTCGTGCTGCATAATAAGCTCCAACCTTGACGGCATGGTCTTCAGAGGTGCAGAACGCACTTAGATCTTGCTGTTCGTATGGACCAAATAAAGCCTCACCGTTAAAACGCACTTCAGTATTTCTGATGATGCCAATGTCGTCGTCAGGCTGCTGACGCCAAAGCACAACAAAACATGTCGGAATACGGTCGCTCAATGGCACATAGTCAATCTCAAAACTGCCAGGGATAATGTGCTCTTCAGTAAATCCAAAAACGGGCGTGATGGCAGTTGTTTTTATTGTGTAATCTTGATTGATCGGCAGACGCGGCTTAAGAATTTTTTTACCATTGCGCTCACTTGGGCGGAGCAAAAAACCAATGCTCGTCTCAAACAGCCAATCTTCTAGATTTTGAGATTGTCGCAGCACTCCATTGAAATACAGTCCATTCTCTTCGGTAAACTGTGCAGCCGTAAGCATTGCCGCACTGTCGATCAAAGATGACGGCACCCGATTCGTGGCGTCTAGCAAATACAACGCAAGATCTATAAAGTTATTGCTGGGCCCGTACGTATTATCAATAATCCTTGTTAGCTGCAAGCCCTGCCGGACAAAGGCATGAACCTGTTTGCTCCATGTATCGTCTTCATCGGCGTGCGTGTTTGTGTAACTCAGCGTTGTTATATTCTCGTAGCTACCGCTAGTGCCGCAATACACAGGGCAGTTCCATGGCGTTGTGCCAGAAACAATCGTAGTTGTGTTGCCAGGATTCCAGTTGCCTGCGCGTGCATCATAGGCCTGAGCCCAAGTGCCAACACGGCAGGCACGCTGGAAAACATCGCGAATCTGCAGCAGTGGTAACTCACCTTCACTTAGAACTAACTCAAGATTGACGGTCAATTCATTTGTGCTCGGATCGTTTGAGTATCCAGCCTCTGTAGCTTGTGGACTCACCAAGACTCCACCGATGCCGTCTATGCGCCGGCAAAACACAATAGGGATTGGCTCGCCAAGAACAATGGCACTTTGCTCGACATCTAGGCTTGTTGCACCCTTGGCTGCGTCATCCTGCAGCGGTACAACGCCTAGATTATCCTGCGCGCGAATGATACTAAGCGGCTCGTTGAAGGTGCTCATATTTTCAGCGGAGTGCCGACCAAGGCAGTCGTGTAGTTGCGTGGCGGCACTTGAGCTCCTATAGGTGCAAGGCCTGAGCCAAGAGTAACCTCAAGCAGCGTGAAGCTACCGGAGACAGCAATGATTTCTCCAATCACCGACGCAATCAACGTTTGACCAGCTGGCGGAGCAGCTTGGGTCAGCTTGGCATCAAATTCATATAGCTTGACTTCACACAACCAATTCAAGCCAAGACCGTAGTTGAAAGCTTCAACCGCCTGCTTTGTGGCCGGAATTTCAATGGACAAGTTTGACCCAGGGGCGCCTGCGCTGCCGGTAAAGGCATTGATTACAAATGGATGATAAGACCATGACGCGCCGTCCCATGTCACTGATTGATTGACATAGAAGGATTGCCACCTGTGGTAGGTGTTGGTGCTATCGAAAATGCGCATATAAAGCGCCTGGCTTCTATTGGTTTTCATCGCACTCCTGCGTATCTACGGCCACCGGAAGATCTGACACTGCTATAAATTGACACGGCCATTGATTGCATGGCTTTTTCCATATCAGACACAGTGACGTAATTGGTCCCATCCATTTGTGTCACGGGACCAGTTTGAACATTGATCTGCGCATTGCTCGGCACCACCACGCCACCCTCGGCAAAGCGCGGGATGGCAGCAGGGCCACGCATACCAGCCATCCAGTTGGCCGCAAATTTGCCAGCCTTAGACTGCGGCACAATATATTCAGGCTCTCCTCCCTCGCCAACCATTGCCAAAGTAGGGCCATTAACGACGCCACCCTCTGCGAAGCGTGGCAACGTCACATTGCTAATTGTTGGGATGCTAACTCCGGGCACCTTGTTGGCCGCTTGAATTAGCTTGTTAATCCCAGCGATTGCCGAGTTGATGCCTTTCTCGACAATGCCAATAAGAGTGTTGAACACGCCCTTGACAACATCAGCAGCAGCCTTGAATGGTGCAATGATGAAGTCAGTGACTCGCTTAAAGGCACTCTTTAGCGAGTCAACCATAGAAGACGCAATCCTTTGGATCGGTCCGACGAACTTATCTTTGAAGAAATTAAGGCCCATTTCAAAGGGCTTTTTGATAAGGTCAAATATCTTAAGCCAAGGCTTGAGATAAAAATCAATAACAACTTGGCCCAACTTTAAGACTGGCTCAATAAAGACTTTCTTATATAAGCCAGCTATTTCGACAAAGACTATGCCAATGCCTTTGAAAGCGTCGATAATTTTATCGCGGAAGGCATAGATGGCTATGCCAGCAGCAACAGCAAGTGTCACCCATCCAACTGGGCCAGTAAATACCGCAATAAGAACCTGGCCAAGACCAGTCAATCCAGCGACAAGGGGGGCGATCGCACCAGCCCAGCCGGCAATCACAGCAGGGATTCCGACAATCGCTGCCGCGATACCGGCAATAAGCGGGCCAAGTGCAGTGAACACCGTGATGATCGCCGTGATTGCAGGCGCCAGTGCAACAAAGGCGACCGTGAGCGCAGCTGCGCCAGCAATGAACCCCTGCTGTTGCGGCGTCAGCGTGGCGAACCACTGGCCGATCTGAGCCAGTGTGCCAAGGAAGCCTGTCAGCACAGGAACCAAGGCTGCGATTGCGCCAGGCAATGCTGCACCAAGCTGCTGCGCCATCTGCGTGATGTAAGGCAAAGCAGCCGTGATGGCTTGATTAAATGGCCCTGCCAGTTCACGCATGATTGCATTGATTGCATCGTTGAACTTGTCAGCAG